GGATGTTGCGGCGTACCCACCGCTGCCAACGCTTGACCGTCAACTCGTCCGGCTGTCGTGCGTCCTTGTCGGCAACCCAGACCGTCTTTTTAACCAGACCCGAGCGTAGCTGCCCGCTTGTGTATTCCGCGAGGTCATGCAGGATCTGGCTGTGCATATTCGCCGAGCGAGCGTCTGCCGATCCCGGTCCTTGCTCTACGAAGGGCGAAGGCTGAAAAGTGCCGAGGATTCTTGAGCGTGGAACCTGAAATTTGCGCTCGTTGGCTGAGCGCTCGTAATAACGGAAGTTGCCTTGCTCATCTGGTCCGTACTTACCATCCTCGAAGTTGGGCGAGATGCTTGTGGGGTTGATCCAAGAAAGCCCGTCCGCTTTGGTGATGATCCCGTCCTTGTTGAACGTGCCTTCCTTCATGGCGTAGGCAGCACCAACGAGAGCGAGCGATGCTTCCGCTCGGTACAGGTAGTCGAACAGGTCGAGCCACGCCAGTTCTTCGGGCGCTTCTTCGCCTGCGGACCATACCACGTTGGTCATGTCTCCTTTGTGAACGACAAAGGGCAAGGCTGCAATCGCCTTTGCCCTAACGTCTACGCACCGCCGCGTCCAACCCTCGTCTGTCCATGCTACCGCCGGGGACATCTTGGCTACGTGTTCGTGACCATGCAGGTTGAAGATATTGAGCCATTCGGGGTCGTTCAGGCTTACGCCCTTCGTTGACGATCCGAGTACATAAAAATCGGGCTTTGGCATTACCAGACTCCCCAAGTGTTAGTTGCGCCTTTCAGGTGCGTGAAGATGGCGTATCGCATGGCATCAACGGCGTGGTCGTGCCGCTTTAGAGGAACGTCCTTCAGTTCGCCAGACTTGCGGTCCTCGTCCCATCGGTATTCCCGTAATTCGTTTTGTAAGTTTTGCGACCCTGCGTGGACGTTGATGTTGTAACGCTTAACAAAGTCGATCCCATCCTTTACGCTCTTGTCGGCTTTATACGCCTGCAATCCTTCGCGGATCAATTCTTCGATCCGGTCCGGTTCGGCTGCATCGCAGTAGATTGGCAGGTTTTTATTGCTGACCGCTTTCTTTAACTCAGCAATTAGATCAGAGTTTGTCAGACCGCTCTGATAAATAACCTCCCGCACGTAGATGTCGGGATCGGTCACGGTCACGGCTACCACGGCAGATGGGCTGTTGTACCCAAAGTCGATTCCGTAGAAGTCCGGTTCTCGTTGCTCGTTGTGTGTTTTCCACTCTGGGTAAATAACGCCCTTGAGCGCCTCGCCCCATTCTCCGCGTTCGTATACGGCTCTCAGGTCCTCGGGAAGCGACTTTAAAACGTCGATGTACTGTTTATCCAGAAAAGCGTTGTCGCGCCACGTAGTGCGCAAGACAAACAGGTCAGGGTTCTCATCGAGCCACCGCCGGACCCAAAGGCGGGAGTCGGTTGGGTTTAGTGTCAGTGTTACCTGCTTGTACGTTGGCACATCGCCACGCAGTCGCAGGTCCACTTGCCGGAAGGCATCCTCCTTGACCTCGCTTGCTTCTTCGATCCATACGGAGGTGATGCCTGCAATAGACTTCAGTTTCTCTGGATCATCCAGTCCGGCATGTATGATCTGCGCTCCGTTGGGGAAGGTGATGGACAGGTCGGAGCGGTTGGCCGCTGCCGTTATGCCGTATGTGGCAGCGACCTCTACAAGGAGCCGGAACGTCGATTCCCGGCACGTTCGGTATACGTTACGAATTACCAGTATTCGCTCGTTAGGATTAGCAAGGCAGCGCAGGACAAGTTTCTGAGCCACGGAATACGACTTGCCAGAACCCGCGCCGCCGAACAAGACGGTGTATCGTTCTTGGCTGTTGAGGAATGGCGTATAGGCGCGGTTATATTGCGCCTCAATCGTCATGCTGCGGATCTACCGGAATCATGTTGATTGTGATGGGCTGATTGCCAGACGTGATGTCCTGCGTCCTGTGTTCGTAGTATCCACGGTCCTTGCCCTGCGTTTTCAGGTAGAAGATGATGGCTGTCGGGTTTTCCTGTTTTATCAAGGACTGAAGTTTCCCCTCGGCGAAGTCCACCTGCTTCACCTTCTCGCGCTTGATAGCAGCAGCCACTTCAGAGTCTCTTTCGATCCAATCATAGACCGTCGAAATGTGACAGCCAACGCGGTCAGCGATCAGGGAGACGTAACCTCCGCTGTTCTCTATCGCCTTGATAAACTGTTCTTTTTCGTAAGCCATTTTTTAATGTTCGGATTTTTCGGATTCCTACCCAACGGCGGGGCTGTTAACCCACGCAAGGGCGCATCTATTAAACAGGGTCTCGAAACCCTCATCGTGTTTCATCTGCTCCATTCCCTGCTTGTACCTTTTTTGCGCAACGTTAGCCGCTGATCCAAAGTAATCAGCAACGGTTGTCCAAGTACTTGAGTGTTCGAGGTCATAGCACAGAATTGTTGCGATAAACCGAGCCATCACAACTGGTCTGGACCTGCTTTTGCCCAATATGGTTAAGGCTGAAACGCCAGAGGTTTCTGATACTATTTGCAGGATGTTGTCATACTCGCTGAAGAGCCACGGGTAATCAACGGCAGGGCTTTTCTTCTCTTTTATCTTGACCACCAATTTGAGAAGGTCGTGGTCTGAGTAAAAGCCAGAATCAAGTTCTACGCCTTTATTACTGATTGTCATTTTCTATTCTGTCCGGATCGTAGCCGAGTTGAGCCATGCGTTCAATACATACCGCCACGTATGCAGGGTCGATCTCCATTGCGTAGCAGGCACGTCCTTCGTTGTGGGCGGCGACCATAGTTGAACCGCTTCCCGCAAACGGTTCGTACACAGAATCACATGAAATGTGTCCAATAGCCCTTGCGCAGAGATCGACGGGCTTAGATGTCGGGTGGTCTTTTCTTACCTCCCTATTTATCTGCCACACATCGTCATCGACGGTGCGCTGTCCACCGTAGGGTCCAGAGTAGAGAATGAACTCATGCCTTTTTGCAAATCGATCAAGGTTTTGCGTCCTGCTACCCTTATCCCACACAATGCAGCACTTCGGATGAGCGCCAGCAGATATAAGTCCATCCTCTACGTCCCTGACGCTCTTGTAATTACAGCAAGCAAATATCGGAATAGAATAAAACATGGAAAGCGATTTTGCTATAAGTGCGGCTGGAGAGGAGTTGTCGTTTGCTATTTTCTTATGGCTCCCCTTCACATCCTGATAATCGATACCGTATGGAGGGTCCGTAAAAACCATTCCCGGCGTTGATCCATTAAGCAAAAGTTCGACATCCTCTTTACTGGTGCAATCCCCGCACATAATCCGGTGGTTTCCGATCTGCCACAGGTCTCCGTACTCCACGCCCCACTTCTCCCGTAGCACCTCGGCTGGATCTTCGGGCAATTCGTCTGTGCCTTCCTTCTCCGGTTCTGGCACTTGGATGTCATCAAACAACTCGTCAAGGAAGTCATACCCGCCCAACAGGTCATGAGCCACCTGCTCCATGTCCCATTCGGCTTCGTCTCCTGTTCGGTTGTCGTAGTACGCCAGTTTCTTCTTCTGCTCCTCGGTCAGTCCCTTGCGGCGTACCGCAATGATCTCATCACCAGATGCTTCGACGATGACCACGTTGTCGATGCCGATCTGACCCGCTGCTTCAACGGTGCCATTCCCTGCAAGGATGATCCCGTCCTCGTCGATGACGATGGATCGCGCCGCTCCGACCTGCCGTAGGGATTCCTGTATCATCGCCTCGCCCTTCGCCGTTCTTACGCGAGCGTTTTCAGGGTCAAACTTCAGGTCAGCGATCTTTACTCTCTTGCTCATCCTTTGCGAGTAATAGGTTTTCGTTCTTCGCCTGCACCGTAGCCGTTGGCGTATGCCGCTCGTGCTACCCGCTCGGCTTCTTCTCGTGTGTCGAATGGTCCCTGACTTCCCCAGTACCACCCGTCAGGCTTCTTTACTATTGGCATCAGTCCTCTGGTAATAGCATGAAGAACAGGGCGCGGAAAGCGTCCATGTCGATCTTGGTGCCGGGGCAGGTTTTCTTGGCTCCTGTCTCCCGGTGTCCCAGTATGTTGTGTGGCGGTATGCCGTACACCTCCGTCAGGCGGTCGCACAGTTTGACAGCACGCAAGACCTGCGGCAGCGTCCACATCTCGTGGTCTCCGTGACCCTCAAAGGCTATGCCTATGCTACGGTTATTGTATCCGAGAGCGTGAGCGCCTTGCTCGTCCTCTGCCCTTCCTGTTTCGAGCGCACCGCTCCTGCGTATCAGGTAGTGATATCCAACGTCAGACCATCCCTTGTCGAGATGCCAACGCCGGACCCGATCAATACCTGCCTCACCATCAAAGGCGAGCGTATGCAGGATGATGTACTCGGGAACGTTCATCCTTGCTCGGCTTCCTTTTCCGGCTTGCCCTCTGGGATCAGCATGGCAGCAACGGCAGCGAGTGCGGTGACTGCTTCCCAGATTACCTGCAAGTCCTCAACGCCAATCGGCAAGAACTGCGCGATAATGGCAAGACCTGCCCATGTAGATGCTTCTTTGAGGCGGTCGAGTAGTTTCTTAATCATCGTAGGGAGTACAGTTGGTGGTACAAGTGCCGGAACGGGTATCTGCTCTGGCGGGTGTGGCTTGATCTTTTCCATGTCAATATAACGCAGAAGCGGTTATCGATGTTCGAGCCTGTTGCGAAGCCTGTAACCGAGCCTGCTCGTGCATCGCGGCGTCTGGGCTTTCTGGTTGCGGTCGTAGTAGGACCACCAATGATCGGACACGTCCTCGACGTTCGGTACTGGCAGCGCCTCGCCGGGTCTTGCGGCATCTCCGAGTTCGGAGCGAGCCTTGTTCTCGGAGCGCACAACGGCGTTCTGCTCGTAGCCGCCTTCGCGGTTGATGCATATAAGTTCAAAATCCTCGGGAGCGAGGTCGTAGAAGGCTATCCACTCGTCGCGTTGATGTTGGCTGATAGGAAGCCCATGCAGTTTTCCGCAGCGCAGATCGCGTTCCCTACGGGCTTTTATGGACTGCTCCCATTGGGCGATGGACATCCCGGTGATCTTGTGGCAGAGCATCTCTGCCTCATATGCTAACGTCGAAAAGGTCAATGATCTTGGTGTTGTGTAGTTGCGCCTTTTCCTTTGCCCACTCGCGTTCTCTGCGGTCAGCGCAGCGGGTCAGGTAGTTCGTTCGGAAGTCCTCCATGTTCTCGCGTCCCTCAAAGGACAGACCGTGGTCAAACCAGAAGTCGACGGCATCCTTGAACTCCTGCCCAGATCCCGGCTCGATGTTGCCGACCAGAGCCTCCTTCTCGTTGTACGTCAGGCTCCGCTTTAATCGCCTCTGGATGTATCCGATGGCTTTTGCGTCGATGCTGTTGGGGACAAGTGCCTTCATATCCTTTTTCAGAAAGTAGCCATTGTCAGCAGTACGGTGAATCCTTCGCCTCGTGCCATGTGGGGCTTCTTTTTTGATTTGTTTTGTTCTGTCTCTTAGGATACGGTGTGCCAACCCTAAATGTCAAAAGGGTACAACAGGGGTTATATATAGAGCCGGAAGAACGCTGCCCCTGTGTGCTGTTCGGGATTCGTTGCCTGCATCCCCAACGTGTTCCGGTTGACCTCCTGCACCTCGAACGGCTCCGCTTCCATAACCACGGACACCTGTTGCATCAGCCACCACCATAATAATCGTATGCAGCAGATCGGTTCAAGCCCTGAAACGGTGCAATTGTACAATGGTGAGCGGTTTGTGTGAACTGTCTGTGAAGTGATAGGATAAGTAAAAAAGGATTTCGATATTGGTCACAAGTCAAACGGGCAGCAGCCCACAACCAACCGAGAGAGACAATGACCCTTCGCAAAGCAATCACCCAATCGATTCAGACAGCCTTCCTCAATCTCTTCGATGACATGAGTAGGTACGATGAAACAGAGGTACTGTGCGACAACATGGAAAAGATTGAGTACTTCTCAGATGTCCCATGTGTAATCACCGACAAGGACGGGAACGAGTGGTGGATCAAAGTAGAGAAAAAGCGCAAATAAGCCGAAACGCCCTTCGGGGCGTCCACCGGGGATTGTCTCCCGGTGCTGATGAGGCAGACACCTCAAGCCGCCGCGCCGTAACGCGGCACAATCAAGAGAGAGAAAATGAAGATTCGCACGACAAAAAACTACGCACAATTCAAGCAACTTACTGGCAACCGATCTATCAGTCAGTCGCACAAGGCAAGGCTGATGGAGTCAATGCGCGAGAATTATCGATTCACGGTCATTACCGTAAACGAAAATCTTGAAGTCATCGATGGTCAGCACCGCTTAGAATGTGCAAAGGAGTTGGGACTTCCGGTACACTACGTTATATGCGAGAACTACGGTTTGACCGATGTTCATCAACTAAATGCAAACCTGAAGCGATGGACTACGAACGATTATCTGGACGGTTACTGCGAGATGGGCAACTTGCATTATGAGTTTTATCGCGCTTTCAAGAAGAAGTACGGTTTTGGTCATCAAGAGTGCTTGCGTCTTTTAAACGGCAGTTATAACGGAGCCTCCTTTGAGGATTTCAAGAACGGTCAGTTTGTAGTAAAGGACCGCAAAAAGGCAATCGATCGCGCCGAGAAGATATTGGCGCTTGAGGATCTATATCCCGGCATTCGCCGCCGCACATTCGTTTTCGCGATGTTATCATTACTGGATCTTCCTCAATTCGATTACGACAGATTCCGTTCGAAACTTGAGCGGCAACGTGCCAAGATGTACGACTGCACTTCGGTTGACCAGTACAGGGATTTGATCGAAAAGATCTACAATCACTATACAAGTGACAAAGTAAATCTGCGCTTCGCCTAAACCATCACCCGCCGCCCCGTAAGGCAGCACAACTTTTCAAGACCATGACAAAGACACAACTACTCCGCAAGGTCGAGCGCCTGTTCGACATCCCAGACAAGGTGTTCTATTGGGGCATCCTGCTTGGCGCTTCTTACTTCATCATCAGAACCATCGTTGGATAATGGCACTCAAGATAGACAACGACCTGCTCGACATTTGCCACTACGTCAGCGAGAAACACAACGACCTCGGATGGTGGTTTGACTGGTGCAAGGACGAAGATCCCGTCACCTTTTGGGACCGCAGACTTGAAAAACGAAGGCAATCAAACGGAGCCAACAAAAACAAGCGAAAGAAAAAATGAGCTACGAAGAAGCTGCGATATTCCTGACGGGCGCTCTTTGCGCCTCGGTCTTGACTTGGATTATTGCAATCCTGATGTCAAACATAGAAAAGCCGGAAGGCAGCACGAGGTTCACAGGCGATCAGGTCGCTATGCTGAACAAGTTGCTTGACGATAACGATGTACAACTAACCAAGAAAGACTGATGTACTACAACACAACGAGAGAGACGGGCGAGCAACTGGCAACCGCAACCCAGTCAGCCGCATCACAGACGAAGCGCATCCTCGACCTGTTCAGGTCAATGCCCAACACGTCGATTCATGCGTGGACCATCAAGACCTTCCTGCGTGGCGATGTGCCGATCACGAGCGTTAGGCGAGCGATCACGAACCTGCATGATGCAGGACAGATAGAGCGCGATGATTCGGTATACGCAGGACCGTACCGCCGCAAGACGTACACGTACCGATATCTTCGGGACTGATTGTTAAAGGTTTGTGAAGGAATTGGTTATGTCAAAAAAAACCTCGACCTTTGTATCAAGTCAAACAAACAACAGGACGAGACAATGACACAGAGAGAGACAGACAACTTCGATACCTACTACGACGAGATTGCCGACGAGCAGTACGAGATGTCGAAGGAGCAGAAAGAAATACCGCAACTGCGGACGATCGATACCACATCGCTTCAGCGCAGCCTTGACCGCATGGCGGCAATCATTAAAGAGATGGACGAGGTAGACAATGGAAACGCATGATGATTGGTATCAAGATATTCGCAGGCGCGAGCGTGAGCGAATCTTGGAGATAATGCAGAACAACCCAGAAGGGCGAACAACCGAGCAAACAGAAAACAAGAAGGAGAGAGAAACCAATGAGCGGAATCGTTAATATCCACGGCAAGCAGTACAAGACCGTGGCGCTCCGCGTGAGCGAGTTTAGAGAAGGCTATCCAATCGACGATGGCTGGGGCATTGAAACCCAGTGCTACGCCGTTGACGCACAGACGGTCATCATGCGAGCCATTATTACAGACCCGCAGGGTCGCGTGGTGGCTACTGGCTACGCCGAAGAAGAACGCTCGCAGCGTGGAATCAATAGCACATCAGCCCTTGAAAACTCGGAGACGAGCGCCATCGGACGCGCTCTGGCAGCCGCAGGCTACGCTGGGACCGAGTACGCGAGCGCCGACGAAGTAGCGCAGGCGGTCAGTAAGCAGGCGAAGCAGGGTCCACGCGAGGCAACGCAGAAGCAGAAGAACTTCGCATGGTCGCTTATCAAGAAGCTTCCAGAGGATAAGCAGGCAGCATACATCGAACGGGCAAAGTCGGCAGACGCAACCGCCCTATCTAAACTGATCGAGGAATTGAAATGAGCACAAACAACGGAACGCACCGGGAAGCAATAAACGTACAGATTCGGCAAGCCGTGGTGATGATACACAAGAGGATCAAGGAGTCAGCGCTCGGTATGCAAGAAGCCGAAGCGTTTTGGGACGGGAAAGACGAAGGGTATTTCGAGGGATTTGGGGACGGGCTGAACGCTGCGAAACTACACATTGAGGATGCTATGCAAGCGTTTGTCGATGGCGAGTTGATAGAACCTATACTTGAAGTGCAACAATGATTGAGAGCATAGGCGAACGCTCGCAGATACTAAAGGAAGCCGTGGCAATCGCAACGGGTGTTGATATTTTAGACTTCTTAAATGGCAATAGGAAGCAGGAACAGGACATGGCTCGCCGCCTCGCTGTCGATTTATACATCCAGAACCTTGGGTTTATGGGCAGAGGTTGGATTGGTAGTCAATTAAAGTACACTGGCGAGTCTATAAGGGAGGGCGGCAAACAATACAACAGGTTCTCGCCAGAGGTACACGAAAAGGCCCAAGCGTTATATGACCAAATGATCAAAGAGGCTAAACAATGATTGAACTGGACTGGACTGAGGAACCACAATCAACGCCTGAACAAGATGCGCTCGTGTGGCGTGTTAAGGCGTGGGCAATACTAACCATTAAAAGGTGGCTAAAGCGATGACACTCTTAGAACAACAGGTCTTTGCCGATGTTGGGAAGGCATTGGAAAACTGTACGCAGAAAGAAAAACTGAACGTTGCCACTTGGATCGTGCTGTCCTGCCTTCAACAGCCACAAGAAGGTATGACCGCTGCCGATTCATATCTTGACGTAGTGACCCGGCATTGTGGCGATATATTAACACAGGCTCGCGGTCGGCTCGCCAGATACGGCAATGACGGATACCCGAAACGATAACACAAACAGAGAGAGACAATGGACAACCAGAACCTATTTGACCTGACACACAACCAACTGGCAGACCTTGTCAACTTGGAGGAACTGCTCGAAGCAACGGGCGGCGAGATAACAGAGGATGCCGAGGTGCTGCTCGACCAGCTTGCACAAGGCGAGGATGACATCCTTGTCAAGATGGACCGCTACGCCGTGGTCATCGCACAGATGGAATTGGATACCGAAGCCTACGAAGCGAAAGCGGCATACCTAAAAGAGCGCATGGATACCATGAAGGCTCGCGCCAACAGCAAGCGCCGGGTGGTCGATGGTCTGAAAAATCGGATCATGCTGTCGATGAGAATGCTCGGAATACAGAAGGCAGAGACACCCAACCATGTCAGTGTATCGGTGCGCAAGGCGAAGGCCCCTGTCATTGTCGAGGACGAGTCGCTCGTGCCGGATGAGTTTACCAAGATCACGCGCCGCCCAGACAAGACCGCCATCGGCAAGGCGCTCGCTGCGGGTCTGGAATGTGACTTTGCGGCGCTGGGCGAAGGCAAGGAATACGTGGTGCTTCGATAATGAAAGACCAAGAACACCGGGAGCAGGTGGCGCTGTTCAAAGCGCTAAAATTACAAGAGCGGACCAACCCGCTATTTGCCAACATCTTCGCCATACCAAACGGCGGTCATCGCCATATCAAGGTGGCAGCCAAACTGAAAGCCGAAGGCGTGAAGGCAGGCATCCCCGACATCTTCGTAGCGGTCCCCAACTCGTACTCGGCGGGGCTGTTCATTGAGATGAAGGTGAAGCCCAACAGACCGAGCAAGCACCAGAAGGCATGGCTTGAAAGGCTCGAGCAGGTAGGCTACGATTGTATGGTCTGCTACTCGTGGACGGATGCGTACAAGGCGATCACAGACCACATCGGTTCTGCCCTTGTCAGTATACCAAAAGAATGAGGTCGTTCGTTACAGGCGATTCTGCGAAGCCTCAGAGCGTCTCCATCGTCTGAAAGACAACTCGGTCTGCCTTCATGTCAAAACTGAACCGAAGCCACCACCCGCCGAGCGGTTTTGGGGGTGCGCCGCGCTCCACGTGCCAGCCGCCCTGCGTGTTGTACTCCTGCTTGTAGGTAGACACGCACAGATGGACCTGTGGCTTGAGCGACAATTTCCCGTAGTCGGAAATGGATTCTTTGACCAACTCGACGCGCCACCGCTCGTGGATGTGTCCGGTTACCACAATGTCGGCATCGTAGTACTGGCGGCGATTCGTGCCTATGACCCCCTTGGAAACAGGTCCTCCGCCCCCACTCCCATGAAAATATCGCAGCCAAACACTACGACGCTTGTTCGGTGTGGCAAAGCGGAGTTTGACATAGCCACCATAACCGCCAACCTGAACGTTAGACCCTGTCTCCTTGTTTAGCCGATAGGCAAAGCGAGCGAGTACGTCCGTTTGGTGATGCTTTATAATCGCGGTTTCATGGTTGCCATGTCCGATGACAGCGAACTGGTGGGCGTACGGTTTGAAAAAATCAACCGCCGTGTTCGGAATGTCATCAAAGTATTCCTCGCCCCGGTGGATGGGTCGCAGAGCATCCGAGGACTTGCGCCTGTCGTACTTGCCCTGCATCAAACAGAAGAAGTCCCCAACGTCGATGACCGGAGCGTTGCGCTCCTTCGCCAGCTCAAGGTGCTTCTTTTGTAGCGCCCAGTCCGAGTGTTGGTTGTCCCAATGACGGTCACCCGTCAGGAGTACCCACTGCTCCCAGTCGTTGTTTTGGAACTCATCATCGAACTCTATCTGGTGTGCATCAGGTCCAAGCCGGGAAACGTTCCACATAGTGTCGCCTGATTATTAGGGCCATAAGGGACTTGCCGCCACGTCATACTGCCCTGCCTGTTCGTCGGTGAGCGTGGCAATTTCGGTTTCAATAGCATCAGATGCAACACGCACCGCCTTGATCGCGGTCCACGCTGCGCTCATGGCGTTCCACTCGTCATCGCCAACCTCTCCGGCTGCGACCTTTTCTATGGCTCGTGCCGTGTAGTTGCGCTGCTTCCATTCGGGAAGGATGGCGAGGATTCGGCGGTTTGCCTCTGCCTTTGTCTCGGCGATCTTAATGTCCGCATGACCGAAGAACGGTACGTGAGCATCAAGCACCGCCTGAACGTCTGCCCTGCGGCTTTCGTCAACGTCGATATTGAGGGCGCGAGGATGGTCCTTCTCTATCACACCATCCACCACGCGGCGCGTGCTGATGCCGTAGACGGCGGGAAGCCCTGCGGCTTTAAGTTCAGCCGAAAGGCTGTTGCTGAATTGTTTGTCTGTTTCTACGTAGATCACTATGACCACCCGATTAATATTCCTTGAACGCAATCAGATATGCTTCCTTGATACTCCGCCCAATAACCGGCAAGCATATCACCACCTGACAAACTGCTTGCATACGCCTTGAAATCATTGGACAAATATGGCAAGTTTGTGGTTATAACCGAATTATACGGAAGAATGTCGAAAGCAGAAGATGTACTCCACGTACCAGTACCGCTCAATGATTTCCACGTCAACTGACCTTGTAGCCAGAGATTCATATACGTAGACGTTGTCTTAAAGACATATTTGATGTAGTCAATCTGAGTTGCGGCATCTGGTATTTTTGTCACAAAGTACTGACTGCCATAATTTCCGCTGTATTGTGGAGATAAATTAGCCGGGATGGATATTCTTGGGTAACTCGGGTGCATTTCTTGAGGTCCGATAAATATCTCATTTATACCACCGCCCCCGCCACCGCCGCCCGTTGTCTCCGTCCAGACCGCAGCCGTTGAAGTATTGTCGAGACAGACATATTCCTTGTCATTGGTCGTGTCGATCCAACGTGAGCCGACAACGTAGCCACTACCCGAATCGTCGCTTGTAGTTGGGGCGGCAGAAGCGGAAAAGTTAGACTTAAGGTTGCTTGTGCTGCCACCCGAAATGCGGATCAGCCCATCGTATGCAGAAACGTCTGCCTCCAAGCCGCCCTGTTCGTGAGCAAGCGTACCACTTGCAACATCAGACGCCGCGACGGTTATCGTATTGTTTGCCGTGTCAATCGTTTTATTCGTCAGGGTCTGCGTGTCCGTAGTGCCGACGATAGCGCCAGATGGGGCTGTAACCGCCGAAGTAGACCCACCGCTAATTTTGATGATGCCATCATACGCAGAAACGTCTGCCTCCAAGCCGCCGCGCTCATGCGTTACGGTAGAAAGTGCCGAGGTGGAGCCTCCGCTGATTTGAACGATCCCATCGTATGCAGAAACGTCCGCTTCAAGCCCGCCGCGCTCGTGCGCCACCGTCCCGGTAATTTTTGCCGCAGGGACTTCCGCGCCGGACCCCTTTAATAGGTTGGCAATCTGTACGCCCTCGTCGTTCGTCCCGTCCGTGATATACAGACGGTCCGTTCCATCGGGAGCCGTGTTTTCAGAAAGATCAAATACCGTTGCCATAGATCACGCCTTTGTTATCGAATCTTCTTGGCTATCAGATAGCCGCCTTGATTGAATGATACGTTAGCCCCGGTCTCCAGTTCGACTTGTATCGTCCCGGAATCTGCAAACTGAACAGTACCATGAATGGTGTAAAACTGGGTGAGTTGCCCCGCTGCGCCACTATTGCTGAACAAAATGGAAGTCCCACTATTGCCCCAGAATCCATTGGCGTTGCTACCCGGACTTTCTGTGCGCCGGATGATAGCCAATTCTGCGGATGACTGTGATGCCGTGATACACGTAAGTTCAATGCCGGAGTTTGTTAAAACCGATGCGCTCGACCCGGATGTACGGAGAAAGACCCAGTAAAGCCCCGGCTCCAAATCAAGAGTTGCACAGACCACCTTGCCTTGTGACGCAGCGAGAGATGCTATCCCGCAGAATGATGTGCGTTGCCCCTCGACTTCATGACCCGCTGCTGTGTCAAGTTCTTCGTTCGGTTCGATCTGCGTAATACTCCCGCCGCTCGTCGTTACGCGACCGAGGAAAAGGTCCGTAGCCGCCGAAGGCGTGTCGGATGTATTGCCGTAGATAGTGCCATCTGCCTGAAGCCACACCCTATTCGTGGCGTTGTCGGTCAGGGCAACGGTCGTTGTCGTGGAAACGTCCACATAGTAGCCGCCAACGTAGGCGGTGCCTGCGTCAACGTCAAGATTAAGCCCCGCATTGACAGACAGATCCCAACCCGCCTGCCGCCAAGACCGTATCCCGGACACGGCTTTGTTGGCTCCCGTCCAGTTGGCTTCGGTGATCTGCGTATCCGTGGTATCTGGAAAGCGCGTGACTGCCATCAGTTTATCCGTTCAACAAACATCATCGATCCGGCTTCCAATGTGGTAGCCGTGGCGTTCGAAGCGTTCTGCGACCATTGGAATTTTACAGTCCCGGCATCGGCAAGGGCGAACATGGCTTCGATTAAAACAGGGTAGTTCGCAAAGACAGTCGTGATGCCTGCCGATGCTCCAAAAGCAGAGAGCCAGTTATACGTGCCACCACTGCTAAAATACACCGACCCCTCAAGTACGCTGTTCGTGGCTGTGGTGGCGAGTGCAACCTTGATGCCGCCCGATGCGTCCGCAATCACCTCAAGCGCGAGCGTGGCGCGGTACAGACCCGGCTCCAACGCAACCGTAAGATCATCGTCATCCTGCAACGTTGTCGATGATGTAACAGACTCAGGTGCCGCCTTTCGGATGTAGATATACGGACCTGATGTTACATTTACATCTCTGCTAATCGACGAAATAGATCCCCCGGACGTTACTACTAAAACAAGCAACAGCGCATTGCCGGGGTTTGTGCCAGTTGTGTTGACCGTAACCGTTCCGTTCGGCTCAATCCACACGTAGTTCGTCGTATTGTCCGTCATCGTCTTTTGCTGCGTGGCATCTGACGATATATGGTAGCCATTGACGAAAGCATCTCCGGATGCGATGTCGATAATCAGACCGCTGCTGATCGTGACATCAAAGCCCTGTGTGGTCCATGCGCCACCTGCGGCGATAGCGTTATTAAGACCCTGCCATGCGGCTTCGGTTACGCTGTCGTTGGTCTCTGGAAATACGGTGGTAGCCATTATGCGTCAGCGAAGGTTAGTGTCCATGTGATCGTGATGCTTTTCGTTGCATCCTTTACGATTGTACTCGACAAAATGGACCGACAAAACATCGTGCCGCCGGATGCCTGATCGAACATCCCAACTTCGGCAATGGTATTCCCGTTGGCCTCTGTTTTTCCAAAAAATGCCTTGAATGTGGCAACCCCATTCAGGGCTGAATCCGAAACGATAGCGTTGCGGTCCACCTCTGCCCCGAGCGCGGTATCTGTTGTCGCTGCCGCTGTGTTATCAGTTCCGATGCCGATGTGTGATGGGAACGCCGTACTGTCCTGTGCAATCAACGCCGCGATCCGATCACGCCCGCCGTTCACGACCACGTTGTCCTGTTCAATGACGCGCCCATCAGAGACTTCGATTTTAACGTGTCCTTTGATTTTCATTTTATCCAA